CAAGCCGGTTACCGCTTTCCAGTTGGTAGCAGCGCCACCATTACCAGGAACGCGGGCGACCTTGTTACGCAGTGGAGTTAATACTGGATACAGGTTTTTCGCTGGCGCTTGCAGATCGTAAGCGGTTAAACCGGTACCGACCGTTACGGTCTTGTTAATGTCTTGCTGAGCTTTCTTGATGTCATTCAAGGTTTGTTCAGTGATACTCATTAAAGATCTCCAAATGAAAAAAGCCGCTCATTGGCGGCCATGGGTTTTAAAAATGAAAAAACCGCCAGACGGCGGTTATGTTTGGCCGAGTATCACTCAGCGATTCAGTTGCATGGGTTGTGCGGTGATGTAGTGTTGCTTCAACATGGTGGCGGCATCATCAATGGAGCCATCTGCTTTGCGTACCGGATCAACCGTGTTTTGCTGTTCTTGTTGCAGGGATTGACTGGATGTATCCAGCGCCTTTTCTATCAGAACTCCCTTGGGTGCCACTGGCATAGCATTAACCTTATCCAGCAGATCTTGCTGTGACTTGGCTAAGGTTTCATTTTGCGATTGAAGTGCCTTGATAACGTCCATCAATGGGGCCAGCGCCTTGTTGATATCGGTTGATTCTTCGGTTTTTTGAATTTTGTCTTCCGGTTTTGCTGTGTCAGTGACAATTTCAGCCTTTTCGATGGCTTCAGGCTTCACATCTGCCGCTACTACAGTTTCAGGCTTCTCAGCTTTTTGAATATCAGTCTCAACTGTCGCAGTAACAGCCGCTGTTGCTTGTTCTGCCTTTTGAATATCTTGAGCTGCTGCCGATTTTTGCAGGCTAGCAACCAGCTCGGTAGTTTCTTCTACGGCCATGCCATTGAAGATCTCAACACCCTGTTTCAGCCAATCAAGCAACGCGGCTGGGATTGGGCTGTTGTCGCCTTCTGATTGTGATTCGTATTGAGCGTCAAATGTCAGACTCCCTATATCTCGGATCACATTGGCAAACTCTTTCAGGCTATACATGCCTTTTTTGATGTCGCCGGCCTGTTCCGACTTATTAACTTCTGTTTCGATGGTCATTTCATTCTCCGAGGATGGTGCCGGACTATCCCCGGCTTTATTAAAGTCTTCGCACTTCCACATTTGGATCACGGAATTGGGATTGTTGGGCTTGTCAACCAGGCTTATTTCCGTCAGACGTAAACCGGTAACTGTTTTTCCGGAGCGTCCGGTTGAGCTACCGCCAACTGAAAACCCTTTGTAAACACCCTGCTGAACCTTAAGAATTGCGATTGGGTCTACAACTACCGCTTCAATGACGGTCTGACCCAATTCATTTACTTCGGCTTTATCTACGCGACCAGCAGCGCTGAGCTGATGCATTTCGCGCAGAGCACCGGTACCAAGCGCCATGTAATCAGGGATTGCGGCTCTCATTGCATCCGCAGTGATCACCTCACCATCAGCATCCTTAGACTCGTCAGATGCGATACCAATAACGGTGATTGTTCCGTCATCATTACTTTCAACTTTCTGGATGCTGGCGAATTGACTGACTTTTTTCATTCATTGCCCCAAATAAAAAAGCCCCATCATTGGGGCTCTTGAGATTTATCTTGTTTGCTTTCTGGTTGGTTGTTTGCACCATCACCACCTTCTGCTGCCAGTTTTATGGGAACAAAGCCTGTTGCCGTGGCAAACATGGGTATATCACCACCATCAATCCGAGGTAGGTTGTCAGCTTCTCGTGCTTCATTGATGGACATAGAGCCATTGCGGATCTTCTTATCAAAGATGTCAGCTCGACCAACCGGGTCAATTTCTTCTTCTGTAGTCCACGCTATTTCCAACTCTGGCGAATTGAAGTGCTGAGCGATGATGCGATCGAGGAGTGATTTCAGATATGACTTGGTGATTTCGTCGCCACGCTTATCTGCTGACGATTGTTCAACATCCTGCCCTGCTCGGGTCTGCTGCTTGATTGCCCACTGGTTCGGGACATTCATCGCATAACAGATGACACGCGACAACCACTCATCAAAAGCGTCCTGCAGCGCACCTTCTTTCGTGTTGATTGGTTTTGACCCATTCGGTACGAATTTTGTTTTTCTTCGCTCTGCGGTATCGCCAGCCAGTAAATCATTCCAATATTGTTCGAACTGCTTCACCTGCTCCATGTCGTAACCATCAGGCAAGCTAATGATTAAATCCGGAGTGGAGCCTTCGGTATAGAACTGCAGTTGATGTAGTGATCGGCGAATGGCGGTATTTACCGTCATTACGATCTGCTCCACGACCGAATTGCCGTAGATTTTATTAGTTCTAATATTGCGTGGATGGTAAACAAGCTCGTTAAACTCATAATCTGCTACCGGGACGCCTTTAATCACCTGCTGATAAGCAGGGCCAATCATCGGGGTTCTACCGGTGGGGTCAATCAGGCGCTTGATGGTAGAGCCATCCATCAACTCAAGTCGAAAAACATCACCACCATAGGTTTTCCATGGATAGATTGTGACCGCATCGATGACTAGCATGTCCTCGATAACCGCTCGCGCCCAGGTAGCGAAATCATGCTCACCATTCGGGAATCTGAGAAAGTCTTGAATCTGCTTGCACTTGCGATTCTGATTTTTACCATCACGAGGTTTAACTTCGAACCGAAATGCATCTACAGCATCTTTTCGAGTCTCAATTGCTGCGCGTAAAACGTCACAGTTATCAGCCAACCCGCGCAATTGCTCGAATGTATTTAATTCCGTACTGCGAGGACGGTAAACCTTGTTGTATGCGACTGGATAATCGAATTGGCGACCAATTACCCCAGCACCTTCCTTGTTGGATATTACCGGTTCAATTCGTTCGCCTGGGCCGAAAAACGTTTCAGCTTGATTACCTGCTGCGGTCTGGTTAACACCAAACAACGATTTGAATGCGCCAGATACACGGGCAATCAGACCTGTTGAAACCGGAACTTTTTGCCCTTGCATAGCAAACCCTCTTAAACCACAGCCCCAGTAATGGAGTTAACCCAATTTTTACCATTGAAAATAATCACAACACCCAGTGTTGAATCCAGAAATGTCTGATTTTTAAACGGGTTTACTGGTCTCAATGATGTAGATCCAGAATTTGCGGTAGTACTGCCAGATGCAGCATTGATCCAGCCGTTGGCAATCAACACCTGTGCGTCATGGTCTGGTACGTCCTGAGCCCCCAAGGCTGGATTGTAAGTGCGACCAAATACAGAGATTGCTGATGTGGCAGTTGATGGCGGATGTACTCGTGTTGTCATTTTTTGGCCTCGCGGGCGTAATGTTCAAGAATGCCAAATGATTTCTTGGCGATTGGATAAAGATGAGCGATTGGATAACCACCGGCATCATTCGCGTGGTCATATCCACCATGCTTATCTGGCTCACTTTTGTCGTCGTAGATCTGCCGCTCAAGACATTGCGTGTATTTAGGGCATTTATGCGTATTAACCAGCATGCGGCGCTCACCATAGGTGTTGCACAGCATGCCGTTCATAGCATTTATTCGGTCTTTTACAGCTGGGTTTGATGGGTTTACGCGAACGACAAAACCAGCTTTTTTAAGCAATGCTATATCTGAGTCGCTTGCGCTTGTTTTTCTGTTGTCGCCAGAAGCATCGGGATAAACCGTTATTGAATGTCCGTCATAACGTTCAGCTATTTTTTCAATCATGGCCCTCGTGTCAAAGAGATCCATAAACTCATCAATTGCTCGCGGAAGGCCATCCCTGATCACGTAAACAACCGCAGCCATTTTTTGGACGTTAAAGTCCATACCGATATGCAATGCATCGCCTGGCTTAACCGTGTCATCAGTGTGATTTGCTCGTCTATCAAAGCAGTAATACACAACACCTTGATAGTTTTCGAAACTTGCCTCGTACTCCTGCCGGAATGTACGCGGGTCCATTTTTCTTCTGGCGGCGTCAATTTCTTCGGCAGGAACATTGCCACCATCAAGCGAAGTATATAACCAACTACGATGATCAGGCTCCCTTCCATCTTGGCCAGACAGCCAAGTGTCATAGCAATGGTTAAACCCTTTTGGCGTTCCAATTCGGAGTGAATGACCTCCGCGACGCTCAACACCATCAACCGTATATCTACAGGTAGATAGCATTGGACGGATGACTTCTTCAAATGCTTCGTATGGGCAGTCAGCCCATTCATCTATCAGTGCAAAAAACAATCCAGATCCACGCAAATCATCGTAGTTATTTAACCCAACCACTCGCATGATGTGCCCAGATTTCAGCGTGATAATGCATTCTGTTTCGTTTGGCTTTCCAGCTCTCCATGATTCTGGAATTGCTTGCTTAAGACGTCGCCAGAAAACTCGCTTTGCCTGTTTAAATGTTGGTGCGCAATACCAGATCTCATCTTCAACGCTCACGCCAAACTTTGCAGCAAGTCGAGCGGCGCGGCGCATTTCAGCTTTACCAAGGAATGTTTTACCAAATCGGCGACCACACACCGCATCACGAAAACGGGCTGATGGTTGCCATCCCCAGACAAAAATATTCGCCTGCTTTGGTGTTAACTGAACAGGGCCGTCAAAGGATTGGTTTATCTGGGGTCGCTTCATCTGGTTTCAGCTCCAATCTGTAATCGTCGCTAATACCATCGTCTTCCGGAGTTTCTTGATCTGGCGCTTTGGCTGTTTGCTGGTTGGTGAATAGATTTAAGTGCTTGGCTACTGCTTCAAGCGCCTTCATCTGGTCATGCATCTTTATCTCAAGACCATCCTTGCCAAGCTTCACACCAGCAAGTAGTTGCATTCCTTTTTCACCAAGCTTTCTTGTGTCATGGGGAACAACCCGACCTTTACCTCTGCCGTGACATTCAGGGCAATTTGGATTCGGATCGGCCAATTCATCAAAACCGAAGCCACCAGAGCAATCTGGAGGATCTTTATCTCTAAGTTCTGCCTTCTCTTGTGCCAGCCGATATTCTTCCTTCCCCCATTGATAGTTGTGCTCGATACCATGGCAATAGCGACAATTAACAATGCGGTGGTCGATCAATTCATTTGGGTTTGCGGTAGCCACGTTCCACATGTGCTCAACTACTTTTTCAGCAGTTATTAGATGCGCAGTGGCGATGGCTTTAAGTTGTCGGTTGATTGCGTTTAAAACGCCAGTTTTCGCCAGTAGCTCTCGCCCATACTTTGGATCAGAGAAACCAGCCCTTTCAGCAGCCTTTGTTGCGTTCTTATCCTTTACGTATTCCAGAACAAACAAGGCTTGCAACGGAGTTAGGCTTTCATCGTCAATCAGTTCTTCTGCACTTTTTACTATTTGCGCACTTTGCGAATTCGCAGTTTTATTCGCAGTTCGCAGTTCGCTATTCGCAACCTTGATATAACGCTTTGCAGTGGAGTATTTAAGGCCTCTGCTCTCACACCATTCTTTCGGGGATATTGAGTTGTTAGCGTAATCGGTTAGAAACTGCTGCTGCAGCGCAATCCAATCCGGTTTCGCCATAGCAGTACTCCAATTGATAATCAGCAGCACACTCGTAAATGCACTCTTGATTACCCTGTTACAGATAACCACTGGAATGTCGGCGCCAGCCCAGCACTGACCTATGAAGGTAACTCTCTCGATTCATGTCGAGGCGCGAGATACAAACCTATGCCTTGCTTGTTCATGGGTTGTTCTGTGCGCTACAACAGAGGTAGAGGTAACCTCAGCTAACACAGACCACTAAGACCACAAGCCACAGCCTGACAGGTGATGGTTAGAATTCTTCTTCCTGGTCTTGGGTTATCTGGATGATTCGGAATCCATCAGGAAGTATTTCGTTTTTGAGTTTATAGGGTGGGATTGGGAATAATCCATGGCGGGTTTCGAACACAACACCTTGCCGCTCGAACCGGCGCTTGATTTCATGAATGACGCTTTCTTCAAGCTGGTTGGTTGGTGTATTCCAACTAAGTGCGTGATAAACATCTCTGACATTCACGGATGCCGCTATGCGCTTCATGTTTACCGCCTTAGTTGTTCTTTAGATATTGGATGTAGAAAATTGCCAGTATTAGCGCGTTAGCAAAGAATGCCTCGGCTATGCCAGCCAAAAGTGAATCGATGGGATGCGCGATGGTGAATTTCTTTTTGTCTTTCCGGCGCTGCTTTTCATCAGTGACGATGTTTTGAATTATCAGTACAACTGATACAGCCAGCATGGCGTAGATGATTTCCATCCCTACCCCCTTACCAGCCAGATACCGCCGTGAACTTGATCGGCTCTAACCACTAACTTCTCGTTAGTTTCGGTTAGCTCTACAACTCTTGGTTCTGTGTAATGCAGGAAATTCTTTGTGCCTTGAGCTGACAGAATGTCACAGGCTTTTCGGAGTGCGGCGTCATAGTCCTGAGACCGCATTAGTGATCGGTCTACCTTGATGAACATGACTTTGCCTTGTTGTATGTGGAGCGAGATATGGGAATCGAACCCATGCGTAACGCTTGGAAGGCGCCAGTTCTGCCACTGAATTAATCTCGCATTGAAATTGGCGACCCGCTCTCACGACAGATGACACCCAAGTCGGACTAGCATGTAAGAAATGGGAGCCGTGGGCGGGTCATAGATTTGGTGCTGCATCACGGGATCGAACCGCGAACATCCTGATTACAAGTCAGGCACTCTACCAATTGGTAGTTAATGCAGCGTTAGTTGCAGTATCACTACTGTCATTCTGGTATTTCCGCACCAGCCGGAGACTTAAGGATCACCCCTTCGTCATTACAGATGCAGATGCGTTTTCAGCTTCGCAAACAGAGCTTCGATTTCAGCCAGGATGCCGTGAGCTGGCTCCAACTGCGCTTTGATTTGTGGCGCGGCAGCCTCAACGGT